CTCATTCATTTCATGGGCCTCTTGAACTACTTCTTCGGTTACCTCTTCATTGGCAAGTTGAAGAGCAGCTTTAACTTCTGGGTCATCAGATAATCCTTTCTTTAACTTTTCGATTTTCTTAGCAGCACCGGTCATATTACCACCCATCTTGAGAGCAATATCAGAAGCTTTCTTAACTAAAGCCTTAGGAAATTTAGACTTAGCTTCTTCAACTTCTTCTTTATCGTCATCTTTTTCTTTGTAATCTTTAACCATATACTTCTTACCAGATACAACAAAGTCCTTGTCGCCGTTCTTACGAGCTTGTGCAAGGGCCATAGTAAACTCATTACCTTCCTTTTGTCTAAAGCCTTTAGCTTTTGTAACACCACGGCCAAATTTATCAACCATATCTTGTTTTGCTTGATCCACTTTTTCTAGTTTATCCATGATAGCATCAACTTTATCCTCATCACCTTCATCGTCAGCTTCATCCTGAGCATCCATCAACCTAACACGCATGTCCTGAAGTTTTTGGTACTTGTCACGAGCTTGGTCTCTTGCTCTGTCGTCCATTCCAGCCCATGCTTTGGACTCTTTAACTACAGTACCATCTTCTTTTTCGCCAGACTTCTTAATCTTATGTTTGGCCTTAAACTCTTTCTCACCTTTAGCGACAGGTTCTGCAACCTCATCAACTTCAGGTTTCTCATGGGTATAACCTTTCTTAGCCAATGCTTTATGCTCTGACTCGTCTTTAGCTACTTCCTTCTCTCCAGTTTTTGGATGAAACATATCGTGTGGATATTTAGCTTCTTCCTTTGGATATTTTTTACCTTCTAATACATCACTGACTGCTGCAGCAATGCTTAGAGTTTCTTTATCATTGATTTTCATTTCGATTCTCCTATTGTATGAAAAGCATTCCTGTAATAGCTGTAGCGGCACCCGCGATGACTATCCAGAATAATTTATTAATAACATTTACCGTTTGTGCATTTTCACGCACTAATATTTCTAGCCGATCTACTCTATTTATAAGAGTTAATATCTGCTCTCCCTGTTGTTTACCAAACTCTGCCATAGTGGCAATCTTTTCTTCAGCTCTTGCTAAAGAAATAATAGCAGTAGACATTTGGTCAATCTTCTGCTCGATTCGATCAAGACGAGCTGCTTGTTCAGCTCTTTGTTCTTGCGCTGTTGACATGTTTATAAACCCTGCATTTTAATGGGGTAACACCCTTAATTAATCTATGATATTCGTCTTTTTTAATGTCAAACACCATACCTTTTTCTAATAACCATGGCAAACAATCTTGTAACTGAAATTGCCAACCTTCTCCTTCTAATATTTCTATCTCGCGATCTTCTATATCACGGTGCCATACGAACTCCGCGTCTTCTATACTTGGGTCAAAATGCCTTATATCAGCATCTTCCCAATATGGTTTACCAAAAGTAAGATCCACCACCTTTTAATCCTAATTGTTTTGCGTACTTAGGAAGACGACATGCCCAATAACCTGCCTTTGTCTTATCGTTCTTAGTATCACACTGATGTCTTGCAGCAAAGTTTCTTGCTGCATCTCTATCGTTAATTTTAGCACTCAATCCAGTAGTATCACCAAATTGAATTTTTATTACATTACCTTTATCATTCTTCACATAAACATAGTACTTAGCTTTACCGCCTCTCTTAGGAGAGTTTAATTCAACATCCTTATCTTTAGTTGCTTCAATCATCGGCTGTTCTAAAGGTACATGTTTACCTTCATAGATACCAAATCTTTCTTCTATGTGTTCTAAAAATGTGTGCATCATTATCCCTTAATGGTTCTTACTACTTTACTTATTACCATTTTAAGAGCAGTAAAATATGCCCAACCATAACCATAAAAAATATGGAAGGTATGGTTCTTTTCAATCTCTGATTTAGGCCCAAACTTCTTGGTCCAGTTATCTACATACTCGCCTTTATATCTCAATATTGCGTGTGACATTTTCCACTTACTTGGACCAACACAACAAATACCTGCTTGATGTGTAAGTAGTAACCACCACATTTTAAGGTGACTTTCACCAGATAATCTCCATAGAATGGAAAGTGCGTAGTCTTCACAATCACCTACATACTTACCTTCTGCATTTGGAGAGTAAATAATTTTCCATGCATCAGCCATACCATATTGCTCTTTATCTTTTCTATACTTCCACTTAGCTGTAAATGACTTTACTATTTTATCTCTTTCTTTATTTTCCATTTTTCTGTCCCTTTATCCATTTCTGAGCAATGGCATTTTCTGGTTCTTTTGCGGCCCAGGTTTTAATTTTCTTATAGGCATTTAATGTTGCCCCATCTATATCTTGACCCTCAGAATTATCAACAACAATCATTCTATTTCTAAATAACCCTTGGAATTTACCAATGTTCTTTTGCACAGAATCCCACATTTTCTTTACCATTGGTTCAGGTAAAGACCTAGGTCGCATTTGATTTCTTTTCTGTGCGGTTTCTAAATCTGTATTTACAAATATCATATGTACTGCGTATCCAAGTTCTCTTAACATATCAACTTGCTTTTTAATCTTATCGTAATCTTTACCAGTACCATCAATAACAACACCCATTCTACCCTCTAATGCTCTGGTCATTATCTTACCAGTTAAAGCCTTAGCAGATGCTCTGACTGCCTGACCCTGAGCGGATGCAATATCTTCTGGATCCATTGTCAATCCAGCCCTCTTTAATCCTTTTTCAAAAGCATCATCAGAGTTAATTAATCTAAAACCCAGTGCCTTTAAAGAGGTCTTACCTACTACAAATGATTTACCCGAACCCGGCCCACCTGCAAGGAATACTGCCTTAAAAATGGAAGGGTCATTAACACCTTCAGATAATTGTAAAAAATATTTAAAATTATTCATTTTTTCTTTAAATCATATCTAAAGGATTTTTCCTTTGACTGGCCTTTCTTAGTAATACCATAACCCGCCATGGCAGCAAGTTGTTGAAGCAGAGGCCAGTTCTTTTCTCTATTCTTTTGCCTAGCATTTTTCATCATCTTGTCTTTGATATCCTTGAAGAGAGCAGATGCCATATCAGTATCGTTCATTACCAATGGCGCTTCATCAAGATTTGCTTGTTCCTTGAATGTCTTCATTAGTCTCTAATCTTCCCTTTAATAATGTCTTCTATATTATCATCTAACCAACCATCAAAATCATCGGGATCATCCCCCACATAAGGTTCATTTTTAAATACCCAATGCTTGAGTGCTTCTTCAGCGTCTCTTGACAGGTACTTATCATAGTTACCAGTTCTTTCTGCCTGTTTTAATTCCTTACCATACTTACGGACAATATCTTTCATTGTCTTAGGGTAAGTAACTCTTTCTCTAATTTCTTTAAATGTTTTCATTTTATCCTCCTACCTTAGCCGCGAGGTCTTTATCAGCCTTACCCCATGTACCAGATGATTTTGTTACGAATGAATTAACTCTTGCAAGACCCCATTGTTGTGGAGTAGTACCTGGTCTATGGCCAGTTCTCCAAGCTGCAACACCTCTATTATATACCTTTTTTAGAATAGCAAGAGGCATACCAGACTTATCTGCTTTCTTTTTCAGTGCAGCATCGGCCTTACCTTCATCAATATTATAATCTTCAAAGGTAAGAAGGGATTCACCAAACATTTGCTTATATTTTTTAGTATGTTTAGACGGTTTTGTTTTGGCAGTTGCATCGCCAGGGGCAGGTTTGTAGGCAGCTGGATTATCGTCATCCATTTTTGCGCCTTTATTAAAGTGGGCTTGTCTTTTATCCGATGTGGACTTCTTCAACCCTTTGTGATATTGAGTATTTCTTTTCTTTTCTTCTTTATCTTCTGTCTGGCCGGGAACACCTTTCTTATAGTTGGCAACTAATTCATCTGTCCCTTCTTCGCCAGCGCCACACTTCTCCATAAGTTCAACTTGGTCTAACCACACTCTTTTCTTCCATTGACCAAATTCAACAACTAGGTAATTACTACCACATACACTAATAGTACCAACATCGTTTGTTTCTTTTAATACTACAGTATCACCTTCACTGAATAGATTACCTTCTACATACTCTTCGCGTGTTTCTGAGACTGTAGGTAATTCAATGTGTTCTCTTAACTTAGCAGCCTCTTTGATACCCATACCTTTACGAACTGCATTAAATAGGTCTTTAGGGTTATAACCACTTGGTACGCCTTTAGCAAATGTTTGTAGTGAACCTTCTTCAGCAGCTGCTCTCATTTTAGAAGCCGACATCCCTGTCACTCCTTCTGCATCTGGATCTCTCTCACCTGCTGAGATTACTTTGATTTTATCTTGGAATTCATAGAACCCGTGTCTTGCCTTAACACCATTGTATTTGTTAAGTAATACTTCAAAATCCTTTACTCTGTCAGAACCGGCAACCATTTGAAGTTTGGTATAGCCTT